ATGTGCTACAGCGTGGACAGAAGCAGCCGCTATCCCTAGAGGCTTGTGCTGAACGCTATGAGTTGGACACTAAGAAGCAGGACACACTGAAGGAGTACTTCAAGAAAGGCTACAGCACACGTGACATACCACATGATGAGTTGGCAGAGTATCTGTCTGCTGACCTTCACGCTACACAACAATTGTCACACAAGCTAATGCGTCAGCTACAATCATCCAGCAGTGGCCTTATGGATACAGTTACGCTGACCAATCAGGTGTGTGTCACATTGGCACGTATCTATCAGCGTGGATTCAAGGTTGACCTAGATGCACTAGAGAATGTGCGTCAAGAATTTGAACAGGAGAAGTGTCAATTAATTGACGACTTACAGGTTCATGTCCGTAAGGTTATGGGTGACACACCGATCAACCTCAACAGTCCAGAGCAATTGTCTTGGGTTATCTATGGTCGTAAAGTTATCGACAAGCACGATTGGGCTACACTGATTGACCCATACATGCCAGACGATGAGTTTAGGCAGCTTGTAGCGACACGCACACAGCGTATGTATCGCACTAATGCAGTGCAGTGTCCTACGTGCAAAGGCAGTGGCTACATACGCAAGACCAAGAAGAATGGTCAACCGTTTGCCAAGCCAAGTAAATGCCCTGAGTGTGATACATCAGGCTTTCTGTTCAATTCTACTGACACTATGGCTGGCTTCAAGTTCAAGCCGCCTACAGCTAAGTGGGCATCAGCTAATGGGTTTAGTACCAGCAAAAACAATCTACAGTTACTAGAGGCAGGTGCTAAGTCTAAGGGTATGGATGACGCAGTTGACTTCTTGTCTAAGGTGCGTAGGCTTAGTGCAGTAGATACATATCTGTCATCGTTTGTTGATGGCATTAAGAACTACACCAAGGAAGACGGTATGCTGCATGTCAGTCTACTACAACACCGCACATCGACAGGTCGCTTGTCGGGTGCTAACCCTAACATGCAGAACATGCCACGTGGCGGCACGTTTCCTGTGAAGAAAGTATTTGTGTCACGATTCGATGGTGGTAAGATACTTGAGGCTGACTTTGCGCAGCTAGAGTTTCGTGCTGCCGCATTTTTATCACAGGATGAGGTTGCAATTGAAGAAGTATCTACTGGATTTGATGTACACGCATACACCGCTAAAGTTATTAGTGATGCTGGTCAGCCTACGAGTAGACAGGATGCAAAAGCGCATACGTTTGCTCCGCTATATGGAGCAACAGGCTTTGGCAGAACAAAAGCGGAAGCTGCATACTACGAACACTTCACAGAGAAGTACAAGGGCGTTGCCTCTTGGCATTCCCGACTGGCTAAAGAAGCTATAGAAACACAAAAGATAAAAGCACCATCAGGTAGAGAGTATTCGTTTCCTGATGTTGTACGTAAAGCTAGTGGCAGGGTGTCATACTTTACACAGATAAAGAACTACCCTGTGCAGGGGTTTGCCACAGGGGATATTGTTCCTCTTGCGCTACTGCACATTGATATGCTGCTTAACAATATGCAGTCATGTATAGTAAACACAGTACACGATTCAATTGTAGTTGATGTACATCCAGAAGAAGAAAGGAAAGTCCTAGATATAATCGACATGACGAATAAAGAGTTGCCTAATCTGATTACATTACGATGGGGTATAAAATTTAATGTACCCCTGTTATTGGAATCAAAAATCGGTCCGAATTGGCTTGACACTAAAGACGTAGCGTGATATAACTACGGTTCTAAACTCTCAAGAAAGGAGAAATGAATGACACAATTAACAACAGTAGATACTAATAACTTTGCGGCTATGGCGAAAGCTATGGGTATCGCACACGAGAAGACATCATCCTCTTCTAGTTCACTTGCACGACTACGCATTAATCATGCACCTATCATGGGTACAGCAGAGGTTAATGGTAAGAGTGTCAATGTCGAAGTAGTCGAAGGTGGTGCATACAAACTAGAGATTCCTGATGGGCCTACACACTATGCGTCATCCATCAAGATGCGTCCTTTCATGCAACGCTTCATGCACAAGCGTTTCATTCAGGGTGATGCCAAGAATCCTAACCGTTACATCAAAAGCGTAATGGCTGATACACTTGACATCGACTTGAAGGACAACAACGGTGGGTTTAACTGCGGTAAACCTGCTGGCTTCATCAAAGATTGGGCGGCATTGCCTAAGTCACAACAGGACTTGCTAAAGTCTATCAAGAGAGTGCGTGTCGTATTTGGTGAGGTTGAGTTAGTTAATCCTACGAATGAAAAGGGTGAGCCTGTAGAGGTAGCACCTACACCATTCATCTGGGAGATTGACAACCGTGATGCCTTCAAGGAAATCGGCAGTAGCTTTACTACTCTAGCTAAGATGCAACGCTTGCCTATCCAGCACATCATCACTGCTAATACTGATGAACGCACAATACCTACAGGTGCAAAGTACTACGTGCCTAAATCATCCTTGGATGTTACCACAACAATTGAACTGACCGATACTGACCAAGTATTGTTTGGTGACTTCATGTCGTGGGTTGACAACTACAATACGTACATCATTAATACGTGGGCAGAGAAAGCCAATGCACTAATGGAAGATGATGACATTGATGTAGTCGATGACCTAGTTGACATTGAAGTAGAAGAAGAGGTAGCATAATGCATCACCGCGCTGAAATTGCACTCCATCAATATATGGAAGACGCAGTACAAGGCAAAACAGAAATGTCAGAGGAGACAATCGAACAAGTCTCTTCTGATATTGCCGAAGCATTGCAAAAGCAGTTTGGTAGCGGTAAAAGTCGGGGCGATTTTAAATTACGTATGTCAAATGTGGGTCGCCCCACTTGCCAACTCTGGTATGAAAAGAATAAGCCAGAGGTAGCACTACCTAAACCGACTACATTCATAATGAATATGATGCTTGGAGATATTGTCGAGGCAGTGTTCAAGGGTTTACTACGAGAAGCAGGAGTACGATATGAAGAGCCTGAACATGTTACGCTTGAACTGGATGGTGCATCCGTTAACGGAACATATGATATTGTTATTGATGGTGCTGTTGATGACGTAAAGTCTGCATCACACTGGTCATACACAAACAAGTTTGAATCATATGACAAGTTAGCTAGTGGTGATGGGTTTGGTTATGTAGGACAGCTTGCTGGCTACGCTAAAGCATCGGGTAAAGATGTTGGTGGCTGGTGGGTAGTCAATAAAGCCAATGGACAGTTCAAGTATGTACCAGCATCAGGGCTTGACTTAGATACAGAAATAGCTAAGATACAAGCTACAGCAGACACAGTAAAGGAAAACAAGTTTGAAAGATGCTTTGAACCAGTACCAGAGACATTTAGAGGAAAGGAGACAGGCAATAAAGTACTTAACGATGGTTGTCGGTTTTGTAGTTTTCGCATGGATTGTTGGGATAATCTAACAGAACGCCCAGCAGTAATGTCAAAAGCTAAAGTGCCACCAACAACAGCATACATAGGAGATGTAGTTGTACCATAAGGCATGGAGAGCCGCACGTAAGTATGGGTATCGTAGTGGGCTAGAGTTGACCATAGCAGAAAAGCTAAAGACAGATAAGGTATCATTCAGATACGAAGCTGTTAAGATTGAATGGCAAGACCTAGCCTACCGTACCTATACACCTGACATAATACTTGACAATGGTATTATAGTTGAGGTAAAAGGTAGGTTCGTTACGGCAGACAGACGCAAGCACACCGAAATCAAAAAGCAACATCCTGAGTTGGACATACGCTTCGTGTTTGAGAATAGTAGAAACAAAATACGTAAAGGAGCAAAGACAACATACGGAGATTGGTGTATCAAGAATGGATTCAGATACTATGACAGAATAATTCCAGAGGACTGGATAAAAGAAAAGGGAAAGGATAAACACCCTGACTTTATCAGTCACCCAAACTCAACAGTGAAGAGGAGAAAAAGAAAATGAACAAAGAAGAAATGATAGAGAGGATACAAGACGAAGACTTTGTGATACGAGTAAGACCCTTCGCTGATGAAGATGGTATATGGAGTGGTGAAATAGACATATCAATCATGGCCTTTCCAGACAATCCCCTATGTGATGAAGACTATGGCAACGTCATGCACTTTACTAAGATGATATGTGCTACTGTACCAATCATGGAACAGGAAGAAAGTGTTCGTGAATTAGTACATGAATATGTGATGAATATGTTTGACAACGAGATGGATATTGATGTAGAACTAGAGGAAGAATGTGGTGTAGAAAAAACCTATGACGGTAACATAGTACACCTTAACTTCAACAGTAAGACAAGGGGTAGCGCATGAGGCATGAACAGTATATGAAAGATAGAGCAGTACAAGAGATTATTGATACAGCAGACCGTATCGGTAGCAAAATTGATATGGTCAACAGTCCACCACACTACAACCAGACGGGCATTGAGTGCATACATGCTATCTCTGCTGCCACTAATGATGGCTTTAAATATTACCTGCAAGGTAACATTCTCAAGTATCTCTGGCGTTTTGACTACAAGAGCAAACCATTGGAAGACCTAGAGAAAGCCCGATGGTATCTGGATAAGTTGATTGAAGAGGTTATGGCAGATGGTAAGAGTTAAAGTATTTATGACCATCGACATAGATGAAGAGGAATACCCCATACCTGCAGATGGGCAGGTTGGGGAAGAGATTGAGGATGGTATCCGTGAATACTTCTATGACGTAGACGGTGCTGATATTAGAACAATACGAACTATAACGGAGTGAGATATGATTAGTAATACATTACCAACAGACTATCAAAACTTCATCGCGCTGTCACGGTATGCACGATGGAAAGAAGATGAGCAACGCCGTGAGACATGGGGTGAGACAGTAGAACGATACTTCGACTACATGAAAGGCCATCTGTATTCTACTTGTAAGTATGTAATGCCAGATGACTTACGTAACGAACTAGAGCAAGCAGTACTGAACCAAGACATCATGCCTAGCATGAGAGCCTTGATGACATCTGGCCCTGCACTAGACCGCTGCCATGTAGGTGCATACAACTGTTCCTACGTCCCTGTAGACAGCCCTAGAGCATTTGATGAGACTATGTACATCTTAATGTGTGGCACGGGTGTAGGCTTCTCTGTGGAGCGTCATTGCATCGACAAGCTACCTACTATTAATGAAGACATGAACGAGACAGATACAGTAATCAAGGTAGGTGACAGCCGCCCCGGATGGGCAAAGTCTCTGCGCGAGTTAATTGCCATGCTATATGCTGGACAGATACCTAAGTGGGATGTGTCAGAAGTACGTGCTGCAGGTGAACGACTGAAGACATTTGGTGGTAGGGCATCAGGCCCAGCACCATTGGAAGAGTTGTTTCGCTTTGTCATTGAGAAGTTCAAGGCAGCACAAGGACGTAAGCTATTCCCTATTGAATGTCACGACATCATGTGTAAGATTGGTGAGGTTGTAGTTGTCGGTGGTGTACGCCGTAGCGCACTCATCAGCCTGTCTAACTTGAATGATGACCAGATGGCACACGCTAAGTCAGGTATGTGGTGGGAGAATGAAGGGCAACGCGCCTTGGCTAACAACTCTGTTGCATACAAGGGCAAGCCTGAGATGGGTACATTCATGCGTGAATGGGTGTCACTGTACGAGAGTAAGTCAGGTGAGCGTGGTATCTTCAATCGTAAGGCTGCAAAAGCACAGGCAGCTAAGAATGGCAGACGTGATGTGGAACATGATTTTGGTTGCAACCCTTGCAGTGAAATTATATTACGCCCATATCAATTCTGTAATCTATCAGAGGTAGTAGCACGTGCTAATGACACACAGCAAACACTACGAGAGAAGGTACGTTTGGCTACAATCCTTGGCACATTCCAGTCAACGCTTACTAACTTTAAGTACATACGTAATATATGGAAGAAGAATACAGAGGAAGAACGGCTGTTGGGTGTATCACTAACAGGTATTATGGATAGTGACTTGCTTAGTGGTACGTCAGCACACTTAGGTATGAACATTGGTGCTACGCTGGAGGCATTACGTGATGTAGCAGTTGAGACTAATGCTGAGATAGCAGACGCACTGCTTATTCCAAGGTCAACAGCAATCACATGTGTTAAGCCTAGCGGCACAGTGTCACAGTTAGTTGACAGTGCGTCTGGCATTCATGCAAGGCACAACCCACATTACATTAGGACTGTACGTGGAGATAACAAAGACCCACTGACACAGTTTCTTATATCTGAAGGTATCCCAGCAGAGCCTGACGTAATGAAGCCTGACTCTACTACAGTGTTTAGCTTCCCAATGGCATCCCCACGTGGTGCTGTAACACGCACACTTATGACTGCACTAGAACAGCTTGAGTTGTGGCTACTGTATCAGCGTTACTGGTGTGAACATAAGCCATCAGTAACCATCTCTGTCAAAGAGAATGAGTGGATGGACGTAGGTGCTTGGGTGTACAAACACTTCGATGAAGTGTCAGGCATCAGCTTCCTACCATTCAGTGACCACACGTATGCACAAGCACCTTATCAAGATTGTACTGAAGATGAGTACGAAAACATGTTGACAAAGATGCCAGTTAGTGTAAACTGGTCTCGTCTTCAAGAGTTTGAGAAGGAAGACACTACATCAGGTGGACGTGAGTTGGCATGTACTGCTGGCGTTTGTGAGGTAGTGGACTTGAATGCAGCATGACAGAAGGAGTAGACTGGCCTAATTGGTGGCAGTGGTGGCTGATACTAGCTATCACTGTCAACACTGCAATCAACGTGATTGTGTTCTTCAGGCACAGGTTTAGAAAAAAGGAGTGAGAATGGTAGGAAAAATTGAAGTACAAGAAGTAACAGAACATGAAGATGGTTCAGCCACTGTTGTGTTTGATTGTGATGATGAATCTAAAAAGGCATTGATTAATGAAGGCTTGTTGTCTTTACTTACAAAAGCAGTAGACAAAGATAATTAAGAGTATGATTGGCACACAGAAGGAAAGGAGAAAACATGAAGGAACAAATGATTGAAGTACTGCGTAAACATGCACAAGCAAACATTGCACTGCACGTTGCTAACATCAGTATCTACCTAGATAATCCAGCAGGTATCGGAGAACATTCAGATATTATGGAAGCAATGCAGTGTGAGTTGGATAAGGTTGCAGTGCATGAAGATAGGCTAGACATCTTGAATAATTACTTCAATGAAGTTTAGTTTGGTATGGAAGCGAGTTGATGGTTGGGTACAGTTCAACCCACCTCGCAGTCACCCTTGTTATGATGAGTGGATGAAACTAAAAGAAAAGGAGAAGGACGATGACAGAGCAAAACAAAATCACGATTAACGAAACGGAGTATGACTTTGCTGACCTTGGTGAGCAGTCTCAATACTTTGTGAATCAGGTACGTAACTTGAAGGCACGTATTGCAGAAGCACGGTTCAGCATTGACCAGCTTGTTGCAGCAGAGGACGCTTTCAGTAAGGCACTGATTGCGTCAGTCGAAACTCCAGAAACAAAAATAGAAGGAGAATCAGAATGATAATGGAACAATTCAAAGTAAAAGAAAAGACTGACCTAGAAACATACACAAGGGAAGAGCCACGTTTTGAAGATGGGGATGCTTGGTATTACAGTCCTAGTGGCTACCGTCAACGTGTTTCTACACACGCCGCAAAGAATAAAAACAGGATGTTCGTTAATGGTAAATACATTCCAAAGGACCACCCATTACATAAACCCGGACGCTACAATGCCTTAGATGACGCATGGTCACATGATAAGATTGAAAGTGTAGCTGAAGGCGAAGTCTACGCAGTAATGAATACAGCATGGCCTGAATGGGTTAAGGTAGGCAAGGCAGTAGATGCTGATGACAGGTGTAGAGGATACCAGACATCATCACCCTTCCGTGACTACGTAGTTGTAGCACGTATGCCTACTGACAACAGGCATAGCATGGAACGAGAGATGCACCGTACATTTGACCACTTTTCTAGTGAACGGCGCGGTGAGTGGTTCAAAATTGACAAGCTAACAACAATTAAACTTTTCAATTACAAAATACAGGAGAATGAAATTGAGGCGTAATGGTCTGACTAAGTACGATGCCCCACTGAGGATTCAATACCAGTGGGGCTACGATGCCTTTGTTAAAGGTCACACAACTGGAAAGAAAGGTAAGCTATTTGCACGTGATAGCAACATGGACACAAACACCATGCAGCATCGTGAGTGGGAAAGAGGCTACAACGATGCCTACTTTACTAACTTGAAACAGGTACAACACAATGAACAAGCTAGAAAAAGAAGCTAGAGAATGGATAAAGGAGAATAGGATGAGTCACATCACAGGTACAACCTACCAAGAGAAGGCATGTGAGACTGCCATCTTTCCAAAAGAAAAGGCCACAGAGTATTTAACTCTGGGCCTGACTGGTGAGGCAGGAGAGATTGCTAACAAGGTAAAGAAGTTTATTCGTGACGGTGCTACACAGGATGAATACGAATCCAAGAAGATTGAGATTGGCTACGAGATTGGGGATGTTATGTGGTACTGTGCAGTATTAGCACAAGAAATGGGGATGAACCTTGGACATATCATGGAAAACAACCTACAGAAATTGGCTGACAGGAAGGCTAGGGGTACTTTATCGGGTAGTGGGGATAACCGTTAGGGCATTGCCTATAACGATAATTCTTCTGTGGCTGGTGTATATTATAGGTATGGCACTTACAAATAATATATGTGATTGCGCCAAAGATTTTAATGGCTGGTGGGAGTTAGAATACTGGACATAAAAAGAGGGGGCTTAATTGCCCCCTTACTACTATCACCTTCTTACCATCTTTAAATCAGACATTTGTTGTGCAAGTATTTCTTCTTTTGTAGGAGTATCAACACCTGTATCAATATCCTGCGCCTCTTGAATGGCTTGCATTTTTTCTGATGGCAAGGCGTATTCGTACACAGGATCGTCTATTTCATTGTCATCTATTTCTTTTAAAGATGTATCTAAATACGACTGCACAGCTTTCATTATTGAATACCTCTTTCTGCAATAGGTAGTGCCTCACGCAACGCCCATAAGAGTGCATTAACTCTTCTGCCACCTATGTCAACTGACATATCTTTATCTTCCCCTATAGTTCTACCTTCAAAACCATCATAGCTTTGATATACTTCATTAATTCTATTTTTTACTTTTTTTGATAAACTATCCCACTTAGCTATTTCAACTCTGCTATAAGGCAATCCTCTACGCCTAGCCTGTGCCTGTAGACGTAACTTTGCCGCATTTTGCGCTTTTGTTTTTATTACACTTGCTGTTTTTTCTAGCATATTCTGTTGAAAAGCCCTTGGTGCATTTTGATATTCAGGAGTATTTATAACTTTACGCAGTCTTTCATTTAAATTATTAGGACCACCTGCACGAGATAGTTCTTGCCTAGTATAAAAATCTATTTTATCATCTTTATCTCTTCTATACATATCTGTATAAGACATACCTAGTCTTGACATTTCTTTCATAACTGTAGTTTTACGTATAGTAGTAGCACCAAATAGTTGTTTTTCTATTGGGTTTATAGCACGTAGTGTTCCTGTTTTAAGAGGAGAGGAAGCAGGTGTGTCGTAGTCTTCATCCGCAAGAAGGCCAGCAGACCAAGAAGATAAAGGAAAGTCAGGCAGATTTCTAGTTGCCTTTTTATATACGTAGTCAAAAAAGTTTTCATCGCCTGTAGAAGTAGTTGGTATATCTCTTGAACGAGGATCAAACTGACCATAAACATCCTTTGCTATTCCTGCTGGAATAGTAAAACGACCCAAAAAGTTACCCAAACCTTCTGCTATATTTTTAGTGTTACCACTTTTAATACCATCTTCAAATACTCTATCAAGCATAGCTATACCCATACCAGTTCTAAATGTAGAACCAAGTGTTGCTTGTAGTAGTGCTTGTGAATAGTACTTGCCCATAGACTGAGGCAGTTTAGAAAAAGTATCTGTTTGTGCGCGATATATCATATCTGCTATAAGCATAAATGGGGACATAGGTCCGTAGATTGCCCGTCCATCAATATAATCATCTCCACCCTTGTGTATTTCGTACCATTCTGCGCCATCGCCCTGCTTTACTCTCCACGCATATGCTGTTGTAAGCATGGCTGCACCAGCTAATTGTTTTGGTATGCGTTCTCTAGCAATAGATGGATTAGCAACTACATCTAACATACCAATAAGTGGCATATGTTGATACTGAAATTTTAATTGATTAGCTACAAATCTAGGAAAGGGCATCCATGAGGATATAAGAACAGGGTATTTATCATTAGCCCGGATAAATCCTCTAGCAGTAGTACTAAATATATCTTTACCTTTCATACCTGACTGATAGGTAAATTCATATGCATCTTTTACTGCCGCCTGATATATATCCTCAGGTATATCTCCAAAAGAACCATCTTTAATTACGTCATAAAGATTCATACCTTTATCTGACAACCTACGTTTTAGTGATGCAGCTAAAACACCTTGCTTGAATATATTATCAGATGATGTGTTTAATATCTGTAATTTTCTTCCAAATTTAGCTAACTTAGTTTCTGCATCTGTAGCTGCTGATAAATCTGCCGCATCTCTGAAAAGTCTTTTTGCTTCTTCTGGCATGTTCTCTTCAAATAAAGTCCGTACAACTCTACTCTCTTGTGGATTAAACATGTATTTTGCAACATCTAAGGAACCATCAAACAAACCTCTTTTGGGTGCAAAGTAACCTTTAGTGTTTTGATCTACAAGAGACTGAACTAAGTTATCCATTGTTCTTGTTGCCGCATCTACACCTATACGAAATCCACCACCTATGGTGTTTCTCATGGTAGTTGCTGGTTGCAATGTCATAGCACCAACACCAAATTTATCTATATCCCTTGCACCCTGAAAAAACTTTTCTCTTAACTGGCTATTACCTATTATATCTTCTGCTTCTTTACGTGTTATACTAGATACAGCGTCTTGACTAAGATCATCTAAATCATCTAGTAACTTATTTATTTTAGCATACTCTTCTGGTTTAGCCTTCTTTAACGCTTTTGATAACTGTCCTTGAATACCTAGAATACGACCAGCCTGTGAAACTTCAGCTAAATATACCAGAGAAAATTGGTCCATATTCAAATTATGTTCTCGTAAAATATTACCAATTCCAAGGTTTTCTAATTCTCCATTACGCATAGCATCATATAATTTTGTGGTTATACGATCACCCATTACCTTTACATCACCAACTTCTTTTCCAGCAGGTATAATATCTCCTTGCTTATATAAAACATCATCAACAATATTTAATTTATCTTTTACTCTAATAGCAGCAGCCATGATATTTTCAAACACTTCAGAACCAAGGGACGCTTCAAGTGTTTCACTTGGGTTTAAATCTTTTTTTAGTCTGCGACCTTCTGCTACTTTAGCTGGGTCTAAAGCATTTAATGTATTTCTTACAGCATTAATTTTTTCTTTATCTGCTGTTTTTATGGTTTGTTTTGATTTTTCTGCAGCTACTTTTGCTTTTTTTGCTGCACCTATTCTAGCTGCTTCAAGTAGTTCGTTTGCATTTTCTGCACGGGACAATGCCCCTTTTCCAGTAAGCATACCAGCACCAGCACCTAAACCACCAAACACACCACCACCTATACCACTAGCAATGCCTGTAGTCACTGTTCTACCACCTGTAAACTCTTCTTGTTGTCCCGTGGTTACACGAGTAGCTTCTTGGGCAGCACCTTGACCAAAACCTATAGCGGCTTCAGGTATAGCAGCACGTACAGCCGATTGACCAATATTACCTAAAACTTTACGCACACCTAACTTAGCAGCTTGTGTACCTGCTACAGCAGCAGCCTTGCCTGTGCCACCTGTAATAAGACCTATGTAGGTAGATGGTGCTGTTAGCAAACCCATGGCGTAGTCACCTAACATACGCCCTGTATCTGTATCGTCTACTTTATCATATGCGTCTATTAGTCTAGCAAAGGCTTCTTTATCTTCTTGTTTTGCATTTTGTGCATACTCAAGGTCACGCAAAGTAGTTATCTCATTGACATCGTGATAACGCATATGTTCCATAAAATTATCGTACACGTCTTGACGGGTCATCTCACCACTAAGACCACCACGGTTTTCTAAAAAAGTAACGGCATCTGAGATAAATTCATCATCAGATGCCAGTGTTTCTTTATCTAGTTCATCAATTTCATTGTAGGCTTTGAACATTACATCCTCTATTAATTAGTAAGTACTATACTATTATCTTTAGTTTCCTTATTATATCCATACATATTAAGTACTCTTTTAATAAAATTGTCTATAGTTTCTTCTGTGAGATTGGAATTAGCATTAATCATAGCTTCACGTATTTGTTTTGCTATGGTATTAGCCATAACTGCATCCACAAGTTTTCCATCTTGAGGTTTTAGTTCTTCCTTTAGTGTTCTTTCTAACTCTGCAATACCTAAACCTTCCAGATTAAGTGGCCCTTTACCTTCTTGACTGTCATTACTTACTATTTCAGGTTCTGTTGAAATATATATATCATCAACTTTAGCAGTCTTAACCCACGAGTTTAGTTCATTTTCCATGTCTTGTAAGTCTTGGGTGTTAAATGCCCCATAGTCACCATTGTCTTCTTTTTCTTTTCTTTTTTGTAAGGTAACTTCTCTTATTTTTTGATTTACTGCAGTTGCGATTTTATTATCTGTAAACTTGTATATAATATCTTCGTCAAATAAACCGCCTGAACCCGCAGATTGACTACTTTTAATTTGAGACCCAATACTAGATAATAGCTTAACATCCATTTGTGCGGCAGTGTATGTGTTTTTAGTAGCCCTATCTGCAGCAGCAGGGTCAAACAAACGTGTTTTTCCTTTAATTTGTATATCATCATATACTATACTGTCGGATGCAAGTGCTGCTAATTCACTCATAGAAACCCCAGTAGCATTTGCTATAGCATTCATTCTTTCTGTTCTAATATTATCTAAGTTTCCACCCAGCAATCCTGTAAGGCCGCTACCTCTTTGTTTTCCTGTAACTTGATCCATAGCATCTAATACAGGTACACCTTTAGCTACTTTACCCATTACAAGGTCAAGAACTTGATCTTTAGTATATCCATGTGCTTCTTGACCCGGATCAAGTATAACAATTTCTCTAGGGTTAACTTTAAAATTTTCGTAATTTTTTTGCATAGAGGCAATGTGGTCCAAGACTTTTTGTCCTGTACCTTCTGCCATTATAACAGCAACATCATCGCCCTCAAAATGTTTAGACAAAGAATCATACATTTTTTCTTTTTCTATTCTTTTTGACCTACGTTCTTGTGCTTTAGGTAAACCTAGTTGAGTAAGAATTTTAATTTCATCTTCTGTATTAGCAAGTGCTTCTTCACGTTCTTTATCTAGTATTTCAGATGCACGTTTAGCTGCACCACCAATAGCTGCCCCTAATCTAAAAGCCATCTATACTCTCCTTGCCATTAAGCCAGCAGGTTTTTCTTCTGGCATATCTTCTGTAACTTCTTCTTCTGGCGCAGATATTTCATCTGTTAACATAACACCTTTTTCTTTTTTGTCTTTAAGTTTTTTCATGTTAAGCGCAATCTCAGAAGGAGTAGAAACATCTGGATCATCTTCTTGACTTTCTGTTACAAAATCAATACCTGCTTTTTTTCCTATACCGCTAATTACTTCTACAAGAGCAGGAGCAATTAACATACCAACATCTACACTATGCAATCCTTCCATAACACCGCCTAATTGCATTGTATCTACAAGCGTATCTACAGGTACACCTAGTTCAAGAATGTCTAACATCTGATCTACTTGTTTATCTTGCGATATTTTATTTACATAAAATTCTAGTGCTTGTTCAGGGGTAGTAAACTGTGGTGGTCTTTGCCACGGTCTGTCACCTAATGGCGCAGTCATACCTTGACCCGGAATAGGTGCATCAAGTATAGGTGCTGGTGCATTTTTATTTTGCATTATGCCATTGCCTTTCGTACTGCTTCTCTTAACTGTACAGATATATGT